ATGGTGGACTCATGTATTTATTATTAGACTCCATAACTTTATCTTCCCAGGAATCTGGGTCGGCTTGTTTATGGTAAACAGCTATATTGAATAAACCATTGTTGCGTGAGCCATCACCAAAACCTTCTGCAGCTAGTTTGTTAAGACAAGGTGGACCATCTTTAAATGCTTCAACTTTTTTTACTACTTCTTTTGTAACTATTATTTTATGTACCTGTTCCTCAGTTAAAGCTAGATTGTCAAAATTATTACAAAAATCTTCTAAAGAAATTGCATTACCTTCAGGATCCATAGCATAACGTAAACCACGTATACCACCATGATAAGGTAGGTTTAAAAAGTTACCAGTGTCACCACGTTCTACTAGTATCTCAGTTTGTTTTGGAAATATTTCAGAACCTTCAAAACCCAGTGCTTCTGACATTGTCTTTAGTTTTGATTGCATCAATGATGCTGGTATAAACTCAGTAGTAAATAAAAATAAATGTGCGCCACCAGATTTTGATCTAAACATAACAAGTGGGAATTTATGGGACTTAATAGAGGACGCTAATTTTTTGTGATCTAACTTGTATTCGTCTACATCAACACAACCCCAACGACACTCATTGTTTTCGTTAATAGGTATAACACCTAGTGCTGGGTCTTTACCCTCTAGGTGATCTTGCCATAGCTGATCCGGTATTGATTCCCGTTTAATAAATGCTTTGCCAACTGCTTTACCTTTGTCGGTAGTTTCACCGGTTAAAATTAATTGCCCATAGGCACTATTATTACCTTCAAATATTTTTTTAAATTGTTCCATACTCTAGCTGATATTCTTTCTGATACTTTCTAATCTTCTCTTTATTTTTTTCTCGATATTCTTTCTGGTAGTTCGATTCTTTATACAATCTTTTCTTGTAGGCTATTCCCTCAGGACTGTCCATAAACAATTGTTTCTCTGCTTTTAATTGCTTGTTAACTTTTCTCAAGCTATCCATTGTTTTTTTTCTGTAATATCTAATTTGATATAGTGACTCACGACTACGTCTCATATATAATACTTTCTCGTAGCCCCCAGAACGGGGGAGTTAACTAGGGGCTACTATTAATGATTAAAACGGTACTTGCTCTTTCGATTCAGTACTATCCTCACCATGTTTTGCCTTCACGTCTCCTTTCGAACACGTTTCAGCAAAATTCTTAGCGGCCGCATAGACTCCTTTATCTTGTACGGGACCTACCTTAGTCACTGCCCAACCAAACCAAGTTCCCTTGTCATTCGATTGCTGCACTGCTTTAAGGTTATACACGTGACTGTAAGCAGCCGGTGTGAACAAACCATTTTTGCCTTTCAGCTTTATGCTGTTCATCATTGAGTTCCATGATCTACTAACTTTTAATTGTGTAGACTTCATAGAAATCAAAGCCGTTTGAGCATCTTCAGTAATCACGAAGTATGATGCAGTATTTTCTAGATAGTTACCATTAGCTAATCTATCTTTATAATCTGCACCTCTTGTTGATTCTTTAATAATGCCACTACTTACTGGATGAATAGCGACTGGAGCACTTGAGCCCTCGCCTCTATCTGACCATTCAACATACTCACGTTTATAATAACATGGAATTATGTTGACACCTTCTTCACCATCATATGTCTGCTTAGTCACGGTATTAAATATCATACCAGCTTCAGCCCCTTCTACATATTTGGCATCCCTCTTGTTAACTTCCGGGGATAGTTGTGCTAATATTCTAAGAAAAGGTAATGCAAAGTCATCTGACCCCATATTATCTAATCCAGTATTAGCGTCTTGCTCAAACATACTAGCTAAAGCTATATTCGAGTTCTTCTTTTCTGCTACTTGGTTCATGTGTTATTTTCTCCTTGTTTCATGATTTCCGGCTTATCTTTGTTTGATCTTTCACAAAAGTGTGAAAAAAATCCGAGGGCATATCGAGGCCGGCCTCGATACGCTCTCTATAGAGTGCTTTCAAAGTCATAGGTTCTACCTTCTGCTTCTGCGAAGGCTCATAACCTTCTTGCACTGCAAGGCTAAGCAATTGCTCGGCCTTGTTATCTTCGCCCTTCCCGAACTGTACCGCCACCTCATTTTTGATAAGGTCGCCAAGTTCGTTTTCACGAAGCCAGTTATACGCTGATTCGACTGAGTCTTTTTTTACGGTACAGCTGTAGGTTTTTCTAACCTCTACGCCACTACCGTCAGCGAGTTTCAAAGATGCTAACCCTTGCTCTGCGAGCAAATTAGGTATTATCTCTGAAGAAATTTTATCTGCTGCTTCTTTCTTTGCTTTGAGTTGTTGCTCTAAAGAATCTATATCATTCTCTATACCTTGTAACTCTTGACAAAAAGAAGCCAATGTTTGTATGTCTGTCTTCTCAATCAATTGTTGTTGATCGTCTTCTAAGTCTTCTAGTGTTATATTACTCATCTATATTTCCTTTCTGATGTAAATCTATCCTTAGTGGATAGTATCTACGTTCTCTTTTATCCCACTTTAAAAGATTAAACTGTCCATTAGTATTTTCACTAACAATAGCTGTCGACAAACCAATAATTGCTGGATCACCAGTACACAAAATGTAATCATTAGGTGTAAAGTCCTTAAGATTTTTTTTCATTTTAAAAACAAAAGGACCTGAACTAAAAATAATTTGTGATAGTGATGGTAAACAAATAACTAGATTACCAAACTCAGCTGCACCAAGAATATTCATGTTCGCCGGTGGCTGTTGTAATACGTATACTAAAGGATCGTTAGGTTCTGATTCTTTATAATCTAAAAAATCTACTAAACTTCTACGATCGTATAGTTCAAATATCTTGTTCTTCAGTTTCATTATCTTTCTTTATTTCTTCTTTCTGTGTAGATGCTTCAAGTTGTTTTGTCAAGCCATCAATTTTAACTTGCATTCCAATTTTTTCACTATTGCTTCTTTGTAGTTGAGAAACTAGTGAATCTATTATTTCTTGTGCTGTTTGCTCTGCCATAACTTTCTCCGTTTTTATAGTTGACTTTTAATATAGTGATGATTATATAGATGTCAAGAAAGAATATATGATAAAACATTATAAGTTTAAAACCAAGCCTTATGAGCATCAGGTTAAGGCACTAGAGAAGTCGTGGGCCCAGAAAACCTACGCTTTATTTATGGAAATGGGCACCGGTAAATCCAAGGTCCTCGTTGATAATATTGCTATGCTGTATGATAGAGGCGCAATTCGCGGTGCATTAATTGTAGCACCAAAAGGCGTGTACAAAAACTGGCACGACATAGAAATACCAGTACATTTACCAGATCATGTAGACCACACTAAAGTATTATGGGAACCTACTAACACTAAGAAAAAACAAGCTGAACTAGCTACTTTATTTGACGACAAAGATGATCTTAAAATACTGATAATGAACGTAGAAGCGTTTTCTACCAAGAAAGGACTGGACTTTGCTGAAAGTTTCCTTAACATATTTGTAGGGAAGGCCCTATTAGGAATTGACGAATCAACGACAATCAAGAATCCGACAGCTAAACGTACAAAAAATATTTTAACTATAGGGAATCTAGCATCGTATCGTAGAATTTTAACTGGCTCTCCCGTAACCAAATCACCTCTTGACTTATTTAGTCAATGTAAATTCCTGGACCCTTATCATTTAGGCTATGACTCTTACTATGCTTATCGTAGCCGGTATGCACATATGTTAGATAGAAATTTTGGTGGCCGTCGCGTACAGATTGTTGGTAGCTACCGTAAGCTAGACGAACTAGCCGATAAATTAGAAAAGTTTTCTTATCGTGTATTAAAAGAAGATTGTTTAGATTTACCGGACAAAGTATTTGTTACTAGAACAATTGAATTAACCGATGAACAGAAAAAATTATACGCTACTATGAAGTCAGCAGCGATTGCTATGATTGAAGGCAAGGTAATGAGCTCAGCAAATGTTTTAACACAACTTATGCGTTTACATCAGATCACTTGTGGTACATTTAAAGCTGACGATGGTACCATAAAACAACTGTCAAGTAATAGATTGAATGAATTAATGTCAGTTGTAGAAGAAACTGAAGGCAAAGTAATAATCTGGGCAAATTACATAGAAGACATCAAAAAAATTACCGAAGCCTTAAAAAAGGCTTACGGAGAAGCCTCTACAGTCGAATATTACGGTGCTGTGGACCCTACCCATCGCCAGGAAGCAATTGCTCTATTTCAAGAGAAAAAGGGGCCTACACGCTTTTTTGTCGGAAACACCCAGACCGGAGGGTATGGAATTACCCTAACAGCAGCAAACACTATGATTTACTATTCTAACAGTTATGATTTAGAAAAAAGATTACAATCAGAAGACCGTGCGCATCGTATCGGCCAGACTGGCAGTGTTACTTACGTGGATTTAATTGCAGAAGGTACTATAGATGAACGTATTGTAAAAGCATTAAAGAAAAAGGTAAACATTGCTAATGAAATTATGGGTGAAGATCTTAAAGATTGGATTTAGAATAGAATCGGAGAATAAGAAGTTCGGCCTTCTATTCGTTCTGCTTTCAACATTTGTTTTCTTGATTTTTCCATTGAACTTGAGCAGTGCACCCATCCAGAATTTAGATCCCCATCAATATAAAACTCTAAGATTAATTGATCAAAATCACAGTTGGCACTAATCCAAGCTGCGAGCTCCTTGTTATCAACTCCATGAATCTCAAAGTCTGCTGCCTCACCCTTGGCATGTTGTGACTTAGCCGAAGAACCGATAGCCTCGCACAACTCTGGGCTTCTATAGCCTGAAGATACCATAACCGGTTTACCAAAGTGCTCGCGCACTGGTTGTAGGATAGTTTTCGCTAGGTGAATAAGATTCTCTATGTGCTCGGTAGAAGGCTCATTGTGTATGCCTTTACGAGTTGCAGTTTGTGATTTAGTCAATTCTTTTAATGTAAAATTATTTGATAAGATCATTGTAGCATTCCTATTAAACCTTCAATAACAATTAAACCAACGGCCCCCACCGTAGTTAAAACAACCCAATAGATTTTATCTATCTTACCGCCCAATTTCTCAACGTCTCTGTGTACATGTGATACATCTTGCTTTAAGTTTTCAACTTCTCTTTTCACCCCGGTTATATGTCCTTGTATTGAAATTATGTGTTCGCGTTCTGTTTCTGGTTCCATTTCCATTATACAGTCCCCCTTTGTCGTTGTCGAATAAGTTGTTCGTCTCTATCTAATAAAGCAGTTTCAGTGGTTGTCAAACCTGTTATTGGATTTGCAGCACTAGCTGTTTGAGTTGGAGACGCTAAAGGTGCTGGTGTTTGTGGTAGTGGTGCTACTGGAACGTCTGCTTTTGATGTTTCTAGTTTTGGTGTAAAAATAGGAGCTTTAGGTTTTTCAGATTTAAATTCGTTTAATTCAAAATCTTTAAAACGTTTTCTTTCCCATGCGCGTTTAGCTCTTTCTAAAGAACTTGTAGGAATAAAGTCATTTTTTCTAAATATTTTTCCAGGGTTACCCTCTTTAATTTTTTTATAGCGACCTTCTAATCCACCTTCTCCCAAAGACAAAGCTGTAAACTTTCCTTTTAATATATTTTCAATAACAGGAGCTGATATTTTCCTATCTTGTAATGCTTTTCTAATTTGACTTCTTTTCATTAAACCAGAATCTAATGCTTGTCTAACGGCAGCATAAAATTCATATTGTTGTCTAAAAGCTTCTTCGTTTTGTTGGTTAAATTCACGTACAAGTTGTGCTGGACCACGATTTTGATAATTTTTTGGAGTGTAAAAATCTTCACTAACTCTTGCATCTTTAAATGTATTTTGAAACTCACTAATTTTATATGAAAAACTTTTTGGTACATTAACTGTTACAGTTGACCCGCCCGACAATTTAAATAATTCATCACTTATATCTAATGGTTGTCCTAATGAATCAACATCTCCTGCGATAGCTCCGTATACTTTTTGTAAACTACTAAACGCACCTGGTTCAATTTTATTTAAAATATGCATTATTGCCTTATCAAACATATCTGGTGTTAAGTCAGACTTAGACCAAACCCTACTACCTGATTTTGTTACACCATCGTAGGCTTCTAATACTCCTTCAACACCAATAGATATACCAAAAAAGGTTCCGGCAAATAAATCATATAAAGGACCAACTGCTTCAAGATAACTTCTAAATACATCTGTATTTATTTTTTCCGGATCTAATTTAGCTTTAGGGTCAAAAGCGTTTCGTAATAAGGTAGATGCTGTAGCCGTAACTATATCATAAGGGTTGTAACGAGACATATCAAAAACTTTAAAAGCCCCTGTTTTTGGATCAACGTTGCTTATAGGAATAAGATCACTGTATTTCATATATTCGGGTCCAAAGTAGTCTTTATATGATTGAATCATGTTAGGGGTTACGTCAGTCATGGCATAGCCAAGACCTCTTGCACCTTCATTTAATGCATACAAGGTCAAAGCTTGACCTAACAAAGACCTATATCCCATTGACCTAAGTGATGAATTATCTGATGCAATATGTTTTAAAGCCAAAGAAGATGTTGCTACACTAGTTCTTAATATTTCTGCAGGGAAAGACACAAAGTTACCAACAAATGGTATTTTTCTAATGGCTTGAATTGCTGGTGGCACTTTACTATAAGTAGGCATCAGTTCTCTAACTAAAAGTGCAGAGTATTCTTCAACACCATCATCTATATTTTTTGGATTAAACTCTGTAATTCCAAAATCATCTTTCACAGCTTTTTTTATTTCATCTATATTTTTAAAGCTACCTCTTAAATATGATTTTAAATATTCATGTGAATACCATTTCCAAATATTATCACCACCAGAATATAACCTAGTAGCTGTTTTCATAAATTTTAAATTATCGGCTTTTTCTGCTAGTTTACCAAATGTTCCAATCTTTCCTTTTTTAATATCAGCAAGCACAGCACTTAGTTCTGAAGCTACGATGTTTTCATCTATTACACCTAGCTCAACCTTACGTCCTATGTTTTTAATTAATTGTTCTTCATCTACAGTTCTGCCTGCACCAAAAATATCATCCATAGTTATTTTAAATGCATCAGTAACAGAAGCACGACCACCAATCCAACCGTTGTTAAGAACAAAAGCAGCAGCACTACCAAAGTTACGACTTTGTGTTGCAGGTGACAGTACTGTTTTAGAAGTTTGCACACCAGCTTTATATGCTACTAGACCCTGTATAATTTCACTTTCCATTAATTTATCTAACGGCCCAGCTGTTGATTGTAGTGCTCTAACAACTTCTGGAGAACCCCACATTTGATTAATTTTAGAATCTAACATCCCTAGTCCAGGAACACGTGCTACATTCATAGAATTTTTAACAATTGCATCTGCTTCAGGTTGTGATTTAAATAATCTTCCTTCTTTTAAAAGTATATCTGCAATACGATTAAATGATTTTACATTTGCAGTTTGAGTAACCAAACTTGCTGTTGTTTGCATAACGGAAGATCGTAAATTATTTTCTTCTCCTAACAACTGTTTTATTACAGCTGGTAATTCTTCACCTGTTTTAATAGTTTCATATAAATCCCTATCTTGTAATTTGTTTTTAGCAATATATTTTAATTGTTCAATAGGATCACGGCCTTCTGTTTTTCCAACACGTAAAATTTCATCAGTTATTTTTTCTGCATATCTTTTAACACCCTGTGCTGTTGATACACCGGCATTTGATTGTGCTATCTCTAATAAATTTTCATTTTTTCTAACTATGTCCGACACAAACTCAACTGCTTGTTCGTATATTTGTTTTTCTGGTCTATACTGTGGGTTTGTAAAAGATGCAAAGGACTGTCTAACGTAAGATTTTAAATTAGTATTTAAAAAAGATTTTAAACCAGAATCATCTGGCAATACCTCTGCAAAGTCTCTTCTAATATCATCAAATGTTTTACTTAATTGTTTTGTCATTGATTGTAATTCAACAGGTAGTTTATTAATATCTAATTGACCTTTAATAACAGCTAATACTTGGTCTAATAAATACTCTTCGCCTGCCGGAGACGTTTTATTAGTGTTATACCTTCCTTGAAAACCTTTTGCTAAATCGTAAGCTTTACGTTCGATAGAGTCTAAGTACTTTTCTATTTCTCTACTTTTACCTTTAATTAATTGTTGTGCTTTTGTTTCAACAAAAAATTGATTAGGGGATTTTTTACTAGAGTCTCTAAAAAACGCAAACACATTATCTATTTTTTTAAGATTAGCCTTTAATGGATCACTTTCTAAAACATCAAACATTCTCCAATCTTTAAAATCAGGAAGTTGTCTTAAAGTTGGTGAACCCATTGTAGCCACAGCAGCTCTAGCTAAAATGTCTTTTCCTAAAAGCCCTGCACCTTTTGATATACCTGCAGCACCTACTTGCCCTGTTTGTTTTACAACAGGAAAGTTTGCTGATAAATAACTTATGGGTTTAATAGCTAAATTATCTACTATTTTACTACCTAAACCTACAGCAGCAGCACCTGGTTTAAGAACTCCATATTTTGTAGCAGCCCATAAAGGTGGTCCTATTAATGGAAAAGAAGCACCTATCATAGCGCCTTCAGCACCAAACCGTAGTCTGTTTTTAAAATTAGCAATAGTTAAATCACGGCCACTAAGTCCTTCTGTGTTTTCATAATCATAACCTAAAGTGTTATCAAGCATTAATGGGTCTTCAGCGTATTCTTGAGACACAGTATTATAAGGACCGCCTGCAACAAAATCAGTTAATCCAAACAAAGCAGCGCCAGTGCCAACTCGTTTAGCCACGTTAGATACTCTTGTTAGGTTTTTTGTAGCTCCAGTTAAACCATAAGTAGATTGAACAAATGTATTTAAACCTCTAGACTTTAAACCTCTGCGTAAAAAATTAATAAACTTAAAAGCTTGAGTTCCAGGAACGCCAAACTCAGTAGCAATAGCTCCTATCTCACCTAAAAATGTTTCTGGTTTACTAAATAACTCTTCTTTATCTGCGCGATCATATGATTCTTTTACAGCTTGAGAAAACTCTGTTCCCACTGCAAGGTCTGGAACAGATGCAGCAAGATCCAATAGATTATAACTTAAACGTGCAAACCCCGTTTCTTGAGCCCTGTTTATTTCATCAATAAAAGATATGTAAGTTTGACCGTCAGGAGTTTTACCTGCACCATTGGTTAGGTATTCTTGAATTCTATATGTAGCTGGAAATTTTTCACGCATATCAACATTATTTCCTGTTGCAGCATTATACAAAGAACCGGTTAAATCAAGCAAAGCGTTATTAAGTGTAAAAGGTGACGCAATAGCTGCCTCTACTATAGGGTTATCTGTAATTAATTTATAGCCTTCAGAAAGCGGTCTAAACTCGATAGGGCGATCACCTTTATTAACAACCTCTCTAGTTCTTTCTAAAACGTCTCCTGCTGTAATTTCTATAGGTTTTCTAACTTCGTTTATTTTTTCTGGTAATGTGCTATCTTCATACTTTTCTTTTATTAAATTTTGTACTTCTCTAATACTACCAAAACCAAAGTCTAGCCCTGTATATATTTCAGAGCTAGGGTCATCTTCTTTTCTACTACCTTCAGCAAAATCTTTTCTTTCTATATTACCATAGTAAAAATCTAGTTGATCGTTTAATCGTTCTGCGTGTTTACCTTGTTCAACAGCAGGTTGTTTATAACCAAGCCTACCCATGCCTTTTGGTTTTAATGTAATTCTTAATTCTTTTGCCTTATCAACAAGAGCTCTTATTTTATCTGCTATTTCAGGGTTGTTTTTATTTTTACTAATAAATATTTCAGCATTTCTTTTAAAAGCTACATTCAATAACCCTGGTATCATTTGTAAATTTGCAGGCACAGCAGACATTTTACTTCCATGTTCTAAACCTAGAATATGATCTGCTTGCCAAAATTTGTTGTCTTTTATTAACTTTTCAATTTTTTTTGTAGGGTCAATTCTTAGAATAGATCCTGTTTGTGGGTCAACATATATTGACAACATATCCATAAATCTAGGATTATCAAAAATATTTTTATTTGCAAAAATACTATTATCTTTAATAGTCATATTTTCTATTTTTCTTGTATCAAATAATTCGTTTCTAATTAATTTTTCATTATCAGTAACACTTATTGCACCCGCTTCTGTTTCTCTTCTTTTTAATTTAGGAGAGCCATAATTTTTTTGATACCACCTAGCTAAAGCTTCTGGTCCCTGTGCTCGCGCTTCTTCTTTAGATCTAATTTTTTGACGATTTTTACTTGCAGCGTTAGTTAGTCTAGATAATTCTGGAACACTATATCCTAGTTCATCCGCAAGTTCTTTTCTAGCAATTTTTATATTTTTAGTTTCAGCTGTTACGCTTTTTTTTGAAGACCCTTCAGGAACTTTATTTTTTAAAGGATTAAAGTAATCTTTTGAAGGCATAAAAGACCTATCCTCTAACATATTCATGTAAGTTTTTTTGTAACCCTCTACACTGTCTTGAAGTTTCTCATTCATAATTTCAGTTACAAAACGATTAACTCTGTCTTTTGACATATTACCTCTTCTGCTACGAGGTTGTGCTTTCAATATAGCTTCTACGTTTGCATCTCTTGATAGATTAAAGTTTATCAGTCCTTCAACTGACTGTTTAGCTTCTCCTGGTTTTATAGCGCCTGGTCGTAATATATCAGAAACGCGAGTACTACTAATTCCTGTTAGTTCAGCAATTTGGTTTGTGTTTAATTCTGGGTTTGCTCTAGCAGCATCTTCTATTAATTTTTTAGTAGCTTGGCTTTTTGCAGTAAACGAACTAAGGTTTCTTTGTGCTGGTAAAAAACCTAATTGTTTTCTATATTCATTTATAGTTCTTCCAGAGACACCTGCTTTTTTACCTATAGTTTCATTCGGTAATTCTGGATTACTTGTTAGTTCATCTATAATTTTTTTTCTTTTTGTTTCTCTAGTAGCAGCTGCACCAAGACTAGTAGCTTCCGGTAACTTACCACGAGTAGCAGTAAAACCTATGTCTCCATATTTTAAATCACTAGCTACGTCCCCTGCCTTAGAGCTTATTTTGGTGCCTACTTCTTTAGCAGAACCTAGACCCTTAGAGCCTAGTAAAATATCAGAAGCAACTCCGGCCGAATAGCCTATGCTAGGAGCAATGCCTTTATCTTCTATGTAATTTTGTATAGCTTCTAAATCTTTTTCTGTAAGATCTCTGCCTAATTCTTTTTGAGCAAATTCTTTATCTATGCGATACTCGCCTTTTAATTTATTGTAGATGTTTTGAAAAGTAAACACATTATCAAGTGCTTCACCAGGTAAATCATTAGGTACTAAAGAACCAAAGAAAGCAGGTATCTCGGCAACAGCATTACCAAACCCAGTGGTTGCATTATAAAAAGCATTACCATCGCCCTGTAGTTTAGCAGCGTACGACTGACCTTGTCTTCGTTTTAATTCTTTTTCGTAAAAATTTCTAGTTGGTTCGTGTTGTAAATAATACTCTCGATCTTTACCAGATGAATTATTTATACCATCCTTACCAACAATAACTTTATCAACGTATTCTTCGTAAGTTTGTGGATAAGCATTTAAAATGCCTGCAGCAATACCCATTTACGCCACCTGTGCTGGTAATTGTAAATCTGAATTATATTTTAAATTAAATTGTGCTATGTCTTCCTGTGTTTGTATGTTTGCAAAATCAAACAGAGCTGCCTCACTTGTTGCTAACAACTTAATTATAGAATCTGAAACTTCTGCTGGTAATCTTGATCTTAATTCTTCAAACGTTATGCCTGCAGAACTTGTTTGCATAATAGGTGGAGAACCTGGATCAGGATTAGGACCACTACCTGGCTCATAAGGCCCACCTCCATTTGCATAATTAATACGGCCACCCATTTGTTTTTTAACTCTACCACCATCTGCGTATTCATACTGTTTTAATACACTCTCAATTGCCATTTGAACCGCTATTTCATTTGCTGTCATTCCTGAATATTTTTGATTCAACTCTTTATATTGATCTGAAGTTGTATCAGCATCTTCAGCAGTCAATATACCAAAAATAGTAAGAGCATCGTCTTCGTATTTGATATAACCCGTATCTCTTGCTTCTGCTAGCTCTTCATATTTTGCCTTACCTCTAGTTGGATATAATACATCTAAGTCATCAACAGCAGCTTTCTTTTGAGCTTCCGTAGCATTGTCGTCTAATAATACAGCTCTTAACTCTGATGCTTTTTCTAATTGATATTTTTTTTCTAAGTCAGCTTGATTTGCTACTTCATACTCTGTTCCTATCGCTGCAAGTCTTGCATCTCTTCTGTCTTTAGTTGCAGTGTTAAAAGCTTCTTCTCTAGCAGCACGATTGCCAGATAAATCATCTGTAAAATTTTGTAAAGCCGGACTAGCTGCTTGCATTAAACCTGAAAGACCGGGACCACCACCTGGAGCACCAGCTACCGCAAAACCAAGTTTTGCTAAAGATAAATAATCTTGTGTATCAAACCCAGTTTCCATTTCTGGTTCTCCAAATTCTTTTTCCACTTGTTCAACTAATTTACCTTCTTGAAAATTAGGTCTAGTGCTTTCTCCAAAGCCATCCATAATACCTGTGCTTGTGGATCCACCTCTTCTAAACATTGGTCTTTTTAAAATTTTACTCATTTTTTATTTCCCAAATAACCCACCAAGTAAACCACCAATACCGGCACCGGTTCCTAATATAGTTTGCATTGCGCTTGGTGCTGGTTGTGCAGTTTGATATTGTTGTGTTGCACCCATACCACCCATTAATGGTGCAAACTGTTGTCCAAAGAAACCTAGTCTTTGTTGTTGTTCGTAAGCTGATTCACGATTAGCTGCAGCAGTTGCATCTAACTGCGCTTGGTTTAGAGCTTGTTGTCCTGTTCCAAGTTGCTGTAATTGTTGTGTAGACGCTTGTTGTAGTGTTGGCACTTGCGTTGCTAAATCAGTTTGTTGACCGAATGCAGTATTAGCTTGGTTCTGCGCTTGTGCAAAATTTTGTCCTCTAAGATCAGCTTCTAGTTTTGCTAGACCTAAACTTGTTTGTGCATCATATACACCACGTTGTACACCTTCTCGACCACCACCAAATGCACCAGCTTGTATTGCGGCATCCGCTATTGATTGTCTTTGTCCAGCACGTTCATTACTATAACTAGATTTAGTAGCATCTATAACTTGTTGTTGGAAAGGTGACATAAATTGATTAACTGCACCTGGTCCTGATAAAGCAGATGCTTGATCTAAATAAGGTTGATAAGAAGCAACGCCTGTTCCCGGACCAACTCCTGATACGGTGCCATCTGCTCCAAATTGAATACTACCTAATCCTGAAGCAGTTGCTTGTTGTTGTAAAGCTGCTTGTGATAATGCGTTTTGATTTGCAACTTGTGGTGCAAATTTACTAGTGTCAACGGCTTTGTTAGGATCTAGCATTGGTGCTAGTCTACCTGCAAATGCAGTACCTAAACCCTCTACAAAAGGAGCGGGCTTACTAACATTAGTTGTTGTTTGATTAATAGTTTGTGTTGTCATTAAGCCATTGCCTCCATTTGATCTTGTAGTTGATACAAAGCGCGAGCCCCGGCTCTTGGGTCAGACTCACCTGTAAGTAGTTTACCTATACCCTTAACTGCACGATCATTCAATACAAATTCATCTTTACCGACCATTGCCGGTACGTCATCGGCTCTTGGTTCAGTGCCTAACGGAATAAAACCACCGCCTCTTAAATCCATCTGCATGCCCCGTGGCACGTCAGGAGAGATAGGATCACCATTTGGCATTACACCACCACCGTCTGCATAACCTGGTACAGGTTTCATTGGTGGTAAATTTTCCATAGCATTTTGTTCACCACGCATTTCATATAATGCGTCTAATTCTCTAATAGCTTCTTCTTCTGTGTATCCCAAAGCTTCTGATCCACCCATATTAACAATAGCTTCCATTTGTGTAATTAAAGGTGCTAAGAATTCTTCTTTAGTTATTTGGTTACCGCTCATGTCAGAAAATGTCGGGCCACCATCTTGAAAACCAACCCTACCACCATTAGCATAACCAGAAGCTGCCAATGCATCTTCTATTTGTGAAGTAGTATACCCTGCTTGACCCATGTAATATTTAATAGCTTTTACTCTTGTTTCTGCGTCTTGTGGTTGACCTCCTGCTGCAGCGTCAGCCATTTGACCTGCTTTTTGTAATGCAGCCATTTCATCACCACCAGCTTTTGCAGCACCTAGCGTAGTGCCTATTGCTAAAGCTCTTTTAGGTGCATCAATAACACTGCTTAACGCTGAATCAAAACCTTCAGCAGAAAAAGGATTTTGACCACCTGATCCTATTTGACCAAAGTCTCTACCTTTAGATAAAATTTTGTCCATAGCACCACCTGGTTTAGATATTCCAAAAGAACCCTTCTTTAACATAGGTGCATGTTGTCTACCACCAGCCAACATTGTTGGAGATTGATAATTAGCTAAAGCACCAAGGCCACCTGACATTAAAGCTGATGTTTTATCAACCCGACCTGAAGTTAACATTTGTGTTGCAGCGTCAGTTAAACCTCTACCTAAGAAACCTGATAACATAGAAGGTGCTGCTGCACTTCCCATAATACCACCCATACCACCTAAAAAGCTACCAGCCATTGGTCCTAAGAATGCTCCTGCTATTGCTGGAACAAAAGGTGCTATCTCTTTTGGTATAATTTTTTTAACTGTTTTGCCTATCTTTTTAATAAAAGATCCAAGTCCATATTGTGGTCTTTGTTCTATGCTTGCTAGTCCGTAGTTCATTTTAATAATTCCGTGTTTTTGCTATGAAAATGCAAGTGAGCCACACTTGTAATAAGGCTACTAGATTTTTTAATTTACCTTGTTTTGTCATAAATTACAAGTCTGATTCTGCCCCTATAGCCGGCATTTTTGCTACTTTAATATATACACTTCGTGACAAGTGTTCCTGCTTAGTCTCTGTACTTGGATCATCAACATCAGATTGACCATGGTCATCTGACTCATATTCTTGTCCGGTTACAGTGTTTTTTAACAGGACCTCAGCATCAACTTTAACTTGAGCAACTTTGACGTCACCTTCGTATAGGTATCCTACTGATCCTGGTTCTTTAAATGTTGCCATATTTTTCTCCTTAATCTCTGGTTATTTCTAAAAACGATGCAATAACGTGTAAACGATCTGCAGTCGTTGCTTGGCATTTTATAATCTCACCTTCGTCAATAATCAATGGCATAGATAATAATTCTTCTGTACTTAATGCTCCTACCGACGCTAGTCTTGATAAACTAAATACTCCGTCACTAGTATCTGTAATTGTAAAACTAACTGTGTCTTGAGAAGAAGAATCATTTGATACTCTAATTGACTTTACAATAGTTACGGTTTCAGCAGGCACTGTATATAACGTTGTATTGTTTGTAGTCGTTAAATCTACTTTTGCATTTTTATATTTATTTGACATCTAGTTTAAAAACCACGCTAATTGTTCTTGTTCTTCTTTTACCTGTTGTTGAAAGGTTGTATTTAATTGATCAACAATAGATGTAATTGCTCTATTAATTTGTCTTTGCGTACCGGGATCATAAGTTGCCGGTGGTTCTGGAACACGAGTTATAATCTTAGACATTAACGACCCCCATCTGGTTTAACATCTAAAGCAAGTGTACCATAACGCCAAGTTTGTCCTTGGTCGGTATTTTCAATTTTAACATTTACATAACGACCACGTGCTCTTGTATCTATTTTATCAGTTGTAGAACTAATTGTAAAAGGACTATATACAGAACTAACATCAGTTTGAGCAGGGTAGTTTTTCACCCGTAAAGTAACATCTGAGTTACCAACTAAAGTTTTAAAATCAGGGATAAAGCGACTAACTGATACAAAGGCATTTCCTTCGCCACCTTGGTCTTGTAAATCAAAATCATACGATTGTATAAAAGAAGTTACTGTAGTCACTGTTCCATCCTCATTAGTTTGATCAGTACCTAACTCATGTTGAAAGTATTTAGTTTGTCCTAGTCCAGACTCACCTAGTATTACAGGAAAAGTACCTGTTAAACTTGTGTCAAATTTAGTTGCATAAGGTTTTTGATAAACATTAGCATCCATCCAAGATGTTCTAGCTTCATTAGATAATGCCCAAATACCACCAGGGGTTTGACCTGATTCTGCATAATTATAAGTTACAGCTTTATTATTAAAATCATTATCGGCAGGGTACCACCAAGTTATTTCTGAAAATAAATTATTTAAACCAGCAGTCATTTGTTGACCTTTTGTAGTATCTATGTTGTCAAATACTTCATCTTCTACTGAACATGGTAATGTTTTAACTGTACCATCGTAATACAAAAACCCTTTAGAGCTCATCCAATACGCAACCCCGTCTACTTCAACAGCTGAGTTTTTACCAATTAAACCACAGTTAGTACCAACCTGTTCCACACCAAAGATAAAAGGCGAACCAACAAATTTCATTGCATACAACGCATTATCTGTAAATATTAAAATGTTATCCTTAGCTTTTAATGCACCCATTATTTTTGTGCCGTCTTGTAAACGTAATGTACCGGCAGTGTTAGTAGAGGTAGGAGTAAAAGTATTTATATCTTCTTGTGCAGAGAAACGGATAAACATATCATCTTGACTACTAGTAGTACCAATAGTGGTTTCTGTTCCAAGATGAATTAAGAAACGAGTTGTTGGCGAAATAAGCGTGAGCCGCGATGCTGTAGGATTGTTGCTTGTACTAAATCCACTTGTAGTTCTAGAAGCTCTAACTTCTAGTCTTTGCGCCGCGGATGGGTTCCAGGTAAAAGTTGCACCATTAGCAATCGTTGCAACAAGAACTTCACCAAAATTATCTAGCGACCATAGACCTGGTTCTAGTGTTGTTTGGTTAGCTGGTAGCGCTGTACCCCAACCACTA